CCGTAGGTCTGCACTATTAGACCATACTGATTCTATTAAGGATTGGTTAAACCAGGGAGATTTAGAAATAGTTGAACCTGTAAATGTTGATTCTGGTTTCGTTCATATCGATAAACATAAAGTACCAGAAAAAATGAAAGAAGAAGCAAGAGATGCTTTAAAAAATTTAGATAATACGTTATCAAGTGTAGATAAAATTTTAGAAGAATTAGAAATTGAATTAGATGCCTAATAAACAAATAAAACAAAAGATCAAAGAAGAATATATTAAGTGCGCTTTAGATCCAGCATACTTTATGAAGGAATACTGTACAATTCAGCATCCAGTGAGGGGCAAAATCAAGTTTGATCTATATGATTTTCAAGAGAGGATCTTAAATGATTTTAAAGGGCACGATTACAATGTTATATTAAAGGCTAGACAACTGGGTCTTTCTACATTATCTGCAGGATATTCTTTATGGTTGATGAATTTTCATGCTGATAAAAACATACTTGTAATTGCTACCAAACAAGATGTAGCAAAAAATCTTGTTACTAAGGTTAGAGTTATGCATAAAGAATTACCAACATGGTTGAAACAAGGATGCATTGAAGATAACAAATTATCATTAAGATATAATAATGGTTCTCAAATAAAGGCAGTTTCTTCAACAGGAGAAGCTAGTAGATCTGAAGCATTATCACTTCTAATAATTGATGAGGCAGCATTCATTAAAAATATAGACGAAATATGGACCGCATCGCAACAGACGCTAGCAACTGGAGGTAAGTGTATTGCACTGTCTACTCCAAATGGAATGGGAAATTGGTTTCATAAAACATGGACAGAAGCAGAACAAGGAACTAATAGTTTCAATTTTATTAAGCTACACTGGACAGTTCACCCAAATCGGGGACAAGAGTGGCGAAATGATCAAGATAAATTGTTAGGTCCGGATATGGCAGCTCAAGAGTGCGATTGCGATTTTATAAGCTCCGGGCAATCTGTAATTCCAGGTACAACAATAAAGGAAATTCAGGATACAACAGTTTGTGAACCTATGGAAAAAAGATATAATGATGATTATTGGATGTGGAAAAATCCAGAATCAAGTAAAAAATATTTAATATCGGCTGACGTTGCCCGCGGAGATGGAGCTGATTATTCTGCTTTTCATGTATTAGATTTAGAAACTATGGAACAAGTTGCAGAATACAGATCTAAAGAAGATACAACAAGATATTCTACTATTTTAATGTCAGTAGCAACAGAATATAATGATGCGCTATTAGTTGTTGAGAATAATAATGTTGGATGGGCAGTGTTACAAACATTAATTGATAGAGAATACAAAAATTTATTTTGGATGAAAAAAGATTTAAGGTATATCGATTCAAAGACACAATATACAAACAAATACCGTGGTGAAAACAGAATGATGGTTCCAGGTTTTACAACTTCTATGAAGAGTAGACCATTAATGATAGAAAATTTGTCTAAGTTTCTCAGAGATAAATCAATTAAAATTAATTCTATTAGACTTGTAGATGAATTATATGTTTTTATATTTAATAATGGTAAGGCAGAAGCTTTAAAAGGATACAATGACGATCTGGTCATGAGCATGGCAATTGGGCTGTGGATCAGAGAAACGGCATTAAGACTTCATGAGGAAAATTTGAGAGTTACTAGAGACGCCATGGAGAAAATGGATTCTAGCTCTGGAGTTTATACTGTTGAAGATGACAACGATTACGGTTGGAAACAACACGTAGGAGATCACAAAGAATCACTAACTTGGTTAATATAATATGGCAAAAAAAGATACATTTTACGATCGAATAAAAAGACTATTTTCATCTAGCATTATAGTAAGAAACATTGGCGGTAAAAAGTTAAAAATTGTTGATACTGATAATATTCAGGCGGGCTCAAAAACTCTAATGGATCGGTATACTAGATTGTATACTACTCAATCTGGTTATGGTGGATATATGGGTTATTCTGGAGAATTGGCTAAAGCTCAGAGAATTGCACTGTTTCGGGATTATGAAGCGATGGATGATGATGCAATTATATCTTCAGCAATGGATGTATATGCAGATGAGTCGACAATGAAATCTGAATACGGAAACGTATTGGAAATAAAATCAAATAATACTCAAATTGCAGAAATACTACATAATTTATTTTATGATATTTTAAACATAGAATTTAATCTATGGCCGTGGGTTAGAAACATGGTTAAGTACGGAGATTTCTTTTTGCACATGGAAATAGCAGAAGGATATGGTGTTATTAATGTAATACCACTTTCTCCATACGATGTATCGAGAATTGAGGGATGGGATCCTGAAAATCCAAATGATGTAAAATTTATATTGGATGCCACAGATCCTAGAAATGTAGCCGGTAATCCGAGTAGAAACGAAATAGAGAATTTTGAAATGGCACACTTTAGGTTACTATCAGACTCCAATTACATTCCATACGGAAAAAGTATGATTGAGGGTGGCAGAAGAGTTTGGAAACAATTACAACTTATGGAAGATGCTATGTTGATTCATAGAATTATGAGAGCACCAGAAAAGAGAGTGTTTAAAGTTGATATTGGTAATTTACCTCCAGGTGAAGTTGATAATTATATGAAAAGAATCATCGATAAGATGAAAAAAGCGCCAATTGTTGATGAAAATACTGGTGAATATAATTTAAAATATAATATGCAAAATCTTACTGAAGATTTTTATTTACCAGTTCGTGGTGGTGATAGTGGTACCGATATATCTTCTCTTCCAGGATTAACGTACGAAGCAGTAGAAGATATTGAATATTTGAGAAACAAATTATTGGCTTCTCTCAAAATTCCCAAAGCATTCTTAGGATATGAAGAACAAGTTGGATCTAAAGCTACATTAGCTGCAGAAGATGTTAGATTTGCAAGAACGATTGAAAGAATTCAAAGAATTTTAGTAAGCGAACTTACTAAAATAGCGGTTGCTCACTTGTATTCTCAAGGATATACGGACGCTGCATTGGTAGATTTTGATTTGGAACTTACTAATCCTTCTACCATATACGAACAAGAAAGGTTAGATCTTTGGGAAAAGAAAAATTCAATTGCAAGAGATATGAAAGCTGAAGCTTTAGTATCCAAACAGTGGATATATGATAACGTTTTTAATTTTACTGATGAAGCAGTGGAAGATATTGCTAAACAAGTTGTTGATGACAAAAAAGAGGCGTATAGACTAAATAGTATAGAAAACGAAGGATCAGACCCGGCTCAACCTGCCCAAGAAGGACAATTGAAACAAGATTCTCATAACCCTGATCACGAAGATGAAGATGATGAAGATGATGAAAAAACTGATAGGGAAACAGAAGATAGAGATAACGCAGCAGGAGTACGAGATCCATTAGGAAAGTATGACTATACTCATGCACTAGATGCAGATAGATCTACGAAACATACGTATAGAAAAAGTCCGCTAGCTCTTTCCCATTATAATGCAATGAAAAAACATTATGAGGGAAAAGAAAGACAGATGATCACCGAAGTTGAAGATATTGAATCCGAACTAAACGGTTCAAAATAAAAACTATCAATTTCCTTCTAGCATAATATTTATTAACGAATAAACTTAGCTAAGGGGTTAAATTTGAAACATTCGAAGTACAGAAATACGGGGCTCTTATTCGAGCTTATTACCCGGCAAATAACCGCGGATATTCTTAATAAAGAAAGTAAGTCTCCCGCAATTAACATTTTAAAAAAGAACTTTAATAAAAAATCACAGCTTTTTAAAGAAAATCAACTTTTTAATGTTATAATAGAAGCAAAGTATGCCGATAAGGATAGAGCACATCATTTAGTTGAAACTACAATTAAAGCTTACAATAAAGTAATTGATCGTAAAAAACTCCAAAGAGAGAAATACGAACTTATTAAACAAATAAAAGAAAATTTTGAGATAAACGATTTTTTTAAGTCTCACATTTCGAATTATAGACTCTTAGCAGCTATTAATAATGTTTTACATGAGGATTATTCTAACCCCGCAGTTAATTCTAAAAATCATTTTACGATTGTAGAATATATTACTAGAAAGATTGAGAAAAAAGAAGAACAGTTATTGGATCAAATGAGAAAGGAAAACAAGGATTTGCGTTCCTTAGCTTATAAAATCTTAGTTGAAAGGTTCAATAACAAATATAAGGGTCTGTTACCCCAACAAAAGAATGTTTTAAAAGAATTCATAAACAACATATCAAATACGAATGGATTGAATGATTTTATGGAATCTAAGTTTAAATTAATATCTCACAATTTAAAAAAGGTATTTCCAAAGATAGACAACAAAGTAGTCAAGATAAAGATTAGAGAGTGTATTAGGTTGATTGAAAAAGTTGACACGTCTAGGGGAAAAATTACTGATAATGTATTAAAACTGATGAGATTCTATCAGCTTTTAGAGGATGTTAAGCATGCAGTTAAAGCTTAGAAAATTTATTAGAGAACTTATTAAGAAAGAGCTAGAAGAAGCTAGCGTAACTGGTAATATTCCTGGATACCAAACACCCAATGCGTTTGGAACTGGTGATAAAGACGAAGACGATTTAAAACTTTCTGATGGTATGGAAG